GTCTTTTGAAGGAAAAATTTTATATATTGCCATAATTCTTTTTTATTATAATGGTACTACTCTACCTAAAATATCTTGATTTGGATTTTTAACTTCAAATACCATAGGATCTATTGATGGATAAATTACATTATCAATCTCTGCTCCAGTAACATCATATGCAAAATCACTATATCCTAAACTTGCTCCTGTTAAGTTAATAACTTGTACATCTTGAACAGTTTGTACACCTTGTACTTTATCTAATAATATAAATAAATCTTTCATTAAAATAGGTTCATTTATTTGCCATTTATCTATAGAAAAATAATTAGTTAATGAATCTATACATTTTGTAATTGTTTCACTATTATTAAAATTAGGAGAAACTATAATATCAAAATTAACCCCTATATTAATTATATAAGCATCTTTTATATTAATAGAATCATTAATCATTCTATATTCTGATAGATATGTTTGTAAATTTCTTTTTAATAATGCTGACGCCGTTCTTAAATTTTTATTTATATCATAAGATAGTATATATAAATCTAATACTGTTGGTAATTCACCTGCTTGATAATCACCTATTTTTTGAGGTTGAGCATGTGCTTTAGCTATAACACCTAAATTAGAAGGCATTGATAAAGCTCTTACTAAATAATCTTGTGTAGTAACGGTTCTTAATTGGTTTTGGAAATTACCTAATGAATTTTGTCTTATTTCTTCTACAGTATCACCATCCATTCCACCATCTGCTGCTAAAGAATTATTAGCTGCAATTGAATCAAATATTTGGTTTGCTAAAGTAGTATTGGATAAATTAGGGTTTATAAATGTAATATTTGTATCATCTACTTGAGTTAATGAGCCAGCTTCTACATTAGCAGCAGCTCCTCCTCCTGTTAGATATCTTACATTTAAAGTAGTATTATAAGGAGCAATACCATAAGTATTTGTAAATACAAAATTTACTGGTGAGAATGCTGTTGTTAGTTTTGTTTTTTCAAATGGTAAACCTAAACCAACATTATCTGGGTTAGGAATAATTTCTTCTGTTGTAGACCTAGTACTACCAGCTCCAAACTGTAATTGAAGTGATCCCGAATCCATAAAACGAGTAGCAAATCTTCTTTGTACTGTTTTTAGTTCTAATATATAAGGTACTTCTGTGTCTACACTATAATTAGGATCATTAGTATTTGTGTTTCTAATTGAATTAAATACATTTTCTTGAGCTAAATTAGGTACTTCATACCATGTATTCCCATTAGTATCTGTACAATCTAAAACACCAATTATATTAGCTGCTCTAATTGTTCTAGTATCAAATTTTACTGAGTTAGTAAATGTAAAAGATTCTGTATTTACCGTAGCTGATATAGCTTTTCTATCTTTTTTTAATAAAAAATATGTAGGATTAACACCTGATATTTGATATACAGAAACTGTAGTTGGGTCTAAAGAACTAGAAGCTGAAAAATCAATAGCGTCTTCTATTAAGAATTTTTGATTAGAATTAGTATTTGATGTTACTTGTGTATTTTCAGGTATAATTAAAGAATAATCAAAATCTGGAACATATACACTAGCACTTAATATAGCTGGAACTTGTTGATAAAAACTTATCATTGTTGTTGCTGTAGTAGTTACTTTAGGTACATAACCTAATGAATAAGCTAAAGCATACAAATTTGTAGTTTGTCTTGCTTTTTGTATAAATGTTTCTTGAATTTGATTATCTAAATAAAAAGATAAAACATCACCTACATAAGCTGCCATTTCCATAAATAACATACCTGTAGAAGTATCCGTAAAATCATTATATGTGTTTGGAAAATATGTTTTAGAATATTGAATAAGAGAATCTCTAATTGTATTAAAGTTTCTATCAATATATCTTATATCTCTTTCTAATTTAGCCATTATTGTATTAATATTTCTAAGTTATCTCGTACTCCTAGGTTTACTATTTCATATGTAAGAGTAAAATTAATTTCATTTCTATCAGGATCATTATTAAATTCTAATTCTTCTACTACAACATTAGGAAAAAATTTAGAAATATCATTTTGAATTAAAGATTGTAAATCAGCTATTTCTGAGTCTATTATATTTTCAAATAATAAAGCTCTTAAATCAGCTCCAAAACTAGGATTAAATACTCTTTCACCCCTATTGGTTAATAAATAATTAATCATATTTGCTTTAGTTTGCTCTCTTGTAGTAAAAGTTGGAATGAATACAGCATCTCCATCTAAAGGAAAACCAAACCCAACCGCTCTACTAGGTTGAAGATCTATTGGATTTTTACTCTGTATTACTCTTGCCATTATTTTATTTACTACTCATTAATCCTGCTATTTGACTCATATCAACTTCTCCTGGGGGTAAAGTACCATTTGCTACATCCATACCAGCTTGTGGTCTAAATGTTTGGGCATTATTACTATTAAAGGTAGATGCTGTATCACCTAATATATTTTCATATGCTGCTCTTTTTGATTCGGCTGTCATTGTTGGTGTTTGAGGTATTATTGGAGCTTTACTTTCCATTACTGGAGATGTATATGTTGGTTGAGTTATAACTTTTGGAGTTTTAACAGCTTCCAACAAAATTTCTTTCAATTCCTCTTGAATAGCCTCTCTAACGGCTTCTTTGATTATTGTTTTTAATGCTGATGTCTTCATTTTATTTATAAATATTAAGTTATTAAGTTTTTATTGCGCTTCTATTTCAAATTTTGCAAAATTCGAACCTGCTCCAGTATAATCTGTTAATTCTAGTTCATATCTAAAGATACCTAGATTAGTAACAACACTACCATTAGCATACCCTGGAGTGATAGGCCAATATTCAGGTGGGTTAAAATCACTACTATAATATCCTTGTGGATTATCTTGAGTTGTAACTGTTTCCATAGATTCAGCATACTGTTGTTCCATCATATAGCTATAACCTGGTACTGTTTGTTTATAAATTCTTAAAAATGCTGTAGAATCTGAGAACATAGCTTCACCACCAAATGTAGTCATTTTAATTTTAATAGGTCTAGTTACTGTAAATGATCCTGATGCTATTATCCTTGTTGGAGTTACTTCAGTAAAAGGATTTAAACCATTAAAGTAAAAAGCAGGTGGTAGAGGAGGATCTACACTTCCTGTTGGGCTTGGTGGATCATCACTTCCTCCTGGTCCTGGGTCTAAATCTACTGGTGGAGTAAATACTTGTGGGTTTGGGTTTGGAGGTGTAGGAGTTTTTCCTACTCTTCCTCCATCTGCTTCTGTTATTGCTGGTAGTGCTAATTCTTTTACTCCTTGTAAATAATTATCTATTTTATATTTCATTTCAGCAACTAAAATTGATACTGAAGATGAATATGAATATCTACCTTGTCCACCGGGATCATTAAATAATATTATATTACCTATAGGGGTATTAAATTTATTATTTCTAACAAAAATAGTATTTTTATTTTCTGTTGAATTTGAAAAATCTCTTGTTGCCCTTATTTTTCTAGATGGAAAGGGAAAATCTGGGCCTCTTAATATTTCTCCAAAAGTTTTAGATTTAGGATCTGTATCTTCAGAAAATGTCGCATTATCAGGATTATTTACTAATTCTAATAAAAATCCTTTATAAAAAAACGGGAAAGAAGCTATTAAATCAGCTTCTGATAATTCATTTTCAAGTAAAGATACATTATCACCTGACTTATTTAAAGCATCTTGTAATACTCCATTAACATTATTAGTGACATTATTAATATCAATTTGGGATACTCCTGAACCATCAGATTTAAAAATAATACCTGTACCATTACTAAGTGTATTAAGTGATGAAAACGTTACTGTAGAATTAGTAGGAGTAATACTAATAATACTAGTATTACTGTTTATATTTCCATCTGTTACTGTATTAACAATCATTCCTATGCTTAAACCATCAATTCTATCTAAAGCAAATATATTCCCATCTGAAACATCTCCATCAACAATATATAAATCAGAGTTAACATTACAGAAATCTCCTAATTCAACAATTGATTTAATAAATGCTGTTAAAATTAAAGCTCCTTGTATAGAAGCTTCCATAGCACTTACTGTTTTTATTACTTGATTTAATATTCCTGATATTTGTTTTATCATAGGAGGAATTAAACTAATAGTACCTTTTGCTATGTCTACTTTTTTATCTAATTTGATTAATGTACTAGATAATATTGTTAATACTTTTACAGGTAGGGCAACCGCTGGTGCTCCAAAAGCTGTTGGTATTGGAATAGCTTTAATTATTTTAATAATATTACTTAAAGAATTAGCAAATGAAGCAGTTGCTTCACCTGTTACTCTTATAGCTGTTATTGGTGTTTGAATAGCAATTAATGCAGATTTTAATTTATTTGTATTTTCTATTATTGCTCCTAATTGTTGTTGAGATTTTATAATAGCTATATTAGCTTTATTTTTTTGACTATTTGTTAAAGGAGGAACACTACAAACATTTTCAGGTGTTAAGAGTAATTGTGGGTCAGGTAGATTACCCGATAATAATTGTAGTGGGTCAAAAGGTAATTGTGAAGGATCAATACCTGCTGATTTAACAATATTTAAAGATTCTTTAATAAGTTTTTCTTTCATTTGGTCTATAGATAACTGAACTCTATCAGAATCTTTAGCCATATTAATAAATTGTTTTGTTATAGTTTTAGCTAGCCCCATTACTTACTTTTACTTACTTTTGATTTATATTTATTAATTTTACCTATCATTTTTGCACATTGACTTTTTACAGAAGATGCAACTAAAGGAAGAGGAGCATTAGGTCCTACAGGAGGATAAAGTGACATGGGAACCATTAATGCCGATGTTAAGTTATTTATTTTATTTAATAAAGATTGAAGATCTGCTAAAAATGTATCTCCTAATATAACTGGTTCTGTTGCATATTTATCCCCTAAATATATTTCCTTTGATTGTATAATGGTTTTAGGAGTATCTATATTTAAACTATTTATAGAATTTAAATTTATTGTATCAAAAGAACTTAATAATATGTTATCACTTTTAGCATTAAATAATATCCTGCCTGAGTTTATAACTACTTGTTCACTATCAAATTTATTTGTTGATATAGGAGATGAAAAATAAGAATCATATTTCTTACTAGCTACATCAATAGGCAAGGTTTGAGTTGAGGTTAAATAAATACTTGATAAATCTGTATTTATATCTTCAACTTGAGGTACCCAAGGATCTGTGTCTTCATCATGTTGACCATTCTTTAGAATCATTATAGGATCCCCATTTTCACCTGTACTAGACCATGTGTTGGGTATGGAAGCATCTGTTACAGTAGACCCTAATCTAATAGTATTACCCCATCTACCTTGGTAAATATAATCACCTTCATAAGGTAACATATTTCTTACCTCTAGTTTTTCTTTAAATGTACCCCTATAATTAGGTTCAATAAATATTTCTGTACCTCCATCAGTTACTCTTCTAACATTTCCTGCTGATGTTTCTTCATAATCTTGCCTTTGGGATTCTGGTGAGGTATTTGTATTAAGAGGGTCAGGTATACCATTATGATGAGTACTATTCCATATGTTTATAGATTGAAAATAATAATATGATTTATCATTTACATCTGATTGAATATTGCTATTGGGTAAAGACATAATATAAACAATCTCGTTTTCTAAGGGTACAGCCGATACATTAGGAAATAAAGGTCGTGCAAAATTATTAGTTGTAAATTCTTTATTTGGATTTGGATTATTTAATGAATTAAAAAATAAGCAACCTATAGAACTCCACTCACCAAAATTTTTAAAGGCTTTTGCTGTTTCAGGATTTTTATCATCAATAATAGCTTTTATTACTCGTGCTCCGAATATTGTTGCTACCTGTTGATCAATTCCTCTTAGTGGGTTTAAAGAACTTAATCCAGTTACTTGTTTTACCATTATTACTTTTTAATTTGTATTTTTTCCATTTCGGCTAATAATGCATCTTTTTCATCTTCCGTTATTCCTAAACCTCCATCTTCATTAGAATTATTAACTACTCTTTGGATAATAGTAGCCATCTTAATTAAAGCATCATCGTTTTTTACACCGATTTCCATATATTCTTTAATTAAAGGTACTATAAGAGTAGCATCTCCTATTTCTTGGACTAAAGGTTTTAGTTCAGATATTAAAGCTGTTACTTGTTCTGACTTTTTCTTTTGGTTATTATAAATTTCTTCTAAAATATCAGAAAATTTTTTCTCCCCAAATACGATTGAATCTAGTTGGCTCATAAGTTTTATTATAAATATAACTAGTTTAGCCTTTTAAGCCTGGGAAGTATCCATGTTCTAAATAAAACATATATTTTTCTTTAAATATTTTATGTAGAACATTTGATATTTTTGTGATTTTTGGAGTTTTAACATCAATCATTTCTCTTATATAGATATAAAGAGCTTTTTTATTAAATACATCTATTTTATCTCTTTTTCTAAATAATTCTAAAATTGCATCTGCTATCTGAGCATCATTTCCTTTAGGGAAAATAGTATATATTCTTTCAGTACAATACTCTACAAACTGGTCTATAAAAATGTATAATTTATCTTCATGTTTATACCCTTTATTAGATAATTCATCTCCTTCAAATTCACCTTGTATTACTTTACCTACACTTTCATCCATTTTTTGTGATGAAATGAATCCTGGTTCTGATGCATCTAAATTTGAGTAATTTGCTAAATCTGTAATTTGGATATTTTTTATTTTTTTACCATAATTTTTAGTATTATATACTATTAACCATCTTTTTACTATAGTACCAAAATAAGAATAAGCTTTAGCTCCATTATCGGGATTAAATTTATGAATTTTTGATAATAAAAATGTTATTAATTCATGTTGTAAGTCTTCTAAATTTTCAACTTCAGTATAGTAAAATTTAAATGTATGAATTATATTTTGAGTAAGTTTATAAAAGGGATAATGGATAAAATCTTGATATATATTACTTCTTTCTTCGGGATTGGTTGAATTATTATATATTACAAT